CGGGGCGACTGCCGACGGTGATGCTGCATTACGCCATCAACCGGGCAGTGGGCAGCGCGTGGGGTGAATCGGACCTGGCGCCGCTGCTCAAGTGGGTGAGCCGCTACGCGAGCTGGCTGGAAGATCGAGCCCGGCTGAACCGCTTCCGCACGGCCTTTCTGTACGTGGTGCACGGCCGCTTCAACAGCGAGGCCGAAAGACGCGCACGGCAGGCGGCGTTGAATGCCGCGCCGCCTTCGCCCGGCTCCATTCTGGTCACCGATGAAGGGGAAAGCTGGGAGGTGCTTAACCCGGAACTGGCTGCGGATGACGCCAACACGGACGGGCTGGCGCTGAAGAAGATGCTCTCGGCCGGAGCGGGCATCCCGCTGCACTTTCTGGCCGAGCCGGAAGGCAGCACGCGCACTACCGCCGAAGCAGCCGGCGGGCCGACCTACCGGCGCTATGAGCAGCGGCAGCGGTTCTTTCTGTGGATCCTGGGCGATTTGCTGCGAGTCGTGGTGCAGCGGCGCAGCCTGGTGGACCGGCGGGTGTCGCGGCAAGCCGAAATAGCGCTGCACGGCTCCGACATCTCAGCGCGGGATAACGTCTCACTGGCGATGGCGGCCAACAACATGCTACCCACGCTACGCGAACTGCGCGACCGCGGGTTGATCGACGATGCCGAGATGCTGCGCCTGGCCTATCGCTTCTGCGGCGAGACCGTGGACGTGCAGGAAATGCTGGCACGCGGCAAGTCCGCGCCGGCCACAGGGCCAGGCAAAGGGACGCCTACGCCAAAGCAGGAAGTCAAGATCGACCCGGAGTCCGGTGAAGAAGTGGGAGGTGACCTATGAAGAAAGGAGACGGGAAAGTGCAGCGCGCGCAAATGACCGGGATGGTGCTGTCGGGCGAGGCGGAGGCGCTGGAAATTCTGGCCATCAGTGCAGGGAACGGCAACGGCTGGGAATTCAGCGCGGAGGTGCTGCGCGAATCACTGCCGCTGTGGCAGGGCTGTGAGTGCTTCATCGACCACGCCTGGACGGAACGCTCCGTGCGCGATCTGGCGGGTGTATGCAGCGAGCCAGGCTGGGATGAGGCCCAACAGGGCGTGCGGCTGCAACTCAAGGCATTGGGGCCGGCGGGCGGACTGTTGAAGGAGACAGCAGCAGCAATGCTGCGAGGCGAGGAGGCACGGCCCGACCTGGGCTTCTCGGCCGATCTACTCTTCAACGCCGAAGGCACGACGGTCACGCACATTCTGCGCGTGTTTTCGGTGGACCTGGTGGTGCACCCGGCGCGCGGAGGCAAATTCTTAGCTTCACAACCACAACCTCAAAAGGAGACGAACGAGATGGAAGAAGTACAAAGCAATCTGAGCCAGAAATCGATGACAGCGGAAGAAGCAGCGGCACTGCATGAGCAGATGTGCGCTACTTTGCTGGAAAGCAGCCTGGCGGGGGCGCACCTGCCCGAAGCGGTGGAACAGCGCCTGCGACGGCAGTTTGGCGGGCGCGTCTTTGCGGCAGAAGAACTGAGCGGAGCCATTCAGGAGGGGCGGCAGCTCGTCAGCGACCTGACGGCCGGAGTGCTCATCCAGGGGGCCGGGCGCATCAGCGGCATGAGCACACCCGAAGACCAGATCACGGCCGCGCTGCACGACCTGCTGGGCGCGCCACGCCCGGAGGGACTGGAAAAGGTGCAGACGGCAAAGCTGAGCGGCATCCGCGAGTTCTACACGCGCATGACGGGCGACACGGGGTTCAACGGCGGCTACTTTGGCGAGCGCGCGCAGTTCGCGGTCAGTGCCAATTTGCCTGGGGTGCTGAAAAACGCCATGAACAAACTGATTTTGGCACGCTGGCAAGACCTGGGGCGCTCGGGCTACCGCTGGTGGGAGCCGGTGGTGCAGGTGGAGCACTTCAACAGCCTGCAGGAGATCACCGGCGTGCTGGTGGGCGAGGTCAACCTGCTGCCGGCAGTGGCTGAAGGCGACCCGTACACCGAGCTGGCCGTCAGCGACAGCGAAGAGATGGGCATCTGGGGCAAGTATGGCGGCTACGTGGGGTTGACGCTGGAGATGTTCGAGCGCGACGAAACGCACAAGCTGCGCCAGTACCCGGCCAAACTGGCCTCAGCAGCGCTACGGCGCATCTCAGCGCTGGTGGGGGCCGTCTTCACCGCTGGCAGTGGGGTAGGGCCAGAAATGTCGGACGAGCACAACGTGTTCGACCTGGCAAACCACGGTAATCTGGGCGTAGCGGCACTAAGCGCGGACGCATGGGAGGCCGCCGGGAGGGCGATCTACAATCAGCCGCTGGTGACGGCAGCCGGGGCGACGGCGGCCAAGCAGGCCATCGACGCCAAGTATCTGCTGGTGCCGCGCAGCCTGCGCCTGACAGGCATGCAACTGCTGTATCCGTCGTTCAGCCATGAAGCCAATATCTTCTCGGAGAATATGCAGCAGGGGCAGATGGGCGACGTGATCACGGTGCCGGAGTTCAGCGATGCCAATGACTGGGCGGCCGTGGCCGATCCGCGGTTGGCGCCGGGAATCATCCTGGGCGAGCGCTTCGGGGTCATGCCCGAGATCATCATCGCCGATGGGGAGACGAACGGAGCATTGTTCACGAACGATGAGATCCGCATGAAGGTGCGTCATTGGGTGAGCGTATTCGTGGCGGATTACCGTCCGTTGTACAAGGCGAACGTGGCGTAGAGCATGATGGGGCACGGTGCACAACAGGAGTGCAAAAACCGCACTGTGCCCCTACAGAATGGCAGAAATGTTTTGGAAGGCTATGTAACGTGAATGGCAACACGGAGATTGCTTACCGATAGAACTGGCACAGGTCTCCCTGCACAGAACGCAGGGTTCGCCCCAATAAGGTTAGGGCAGGCAATGACAAATTCCACAAAGGGAAACAAAGGAGAAGAAATGACCGTTTTAGAGCAATTGCAAAAGTTGTTGCGCTCACGCAAGTTCTGGGCGCTGATGGCGGCACTGCTGGCGACGCTGGCGGCATTCTGCACACACCAGATCGATGTGTGGCAGGCGCTGCAGGCGGGCGTAGCGGCACTGGCGGTGTATTCCACCGGAGTGGCAATCGAGGACAGCGGCAATGGCAGCGCAAGCCAACCCTGACCTGCTGCTGGCACAAACCCTGGCTGCGCCATTCACTCCCCGCAGCCAGGGGAATCCGCTGGCGTGCCGGCGCACGACGGGAGGCGGTCTGGTGGTGATCGCCGGCGACGGGCGCAAATTGTGGTTCAGCGCGGAGGAGGTGGCAGCGGCCAAGAAGGAGCTGACGGCAAAAAAGGCGCAGGCAGAGAAAGCCGCCGCGGCCAGCCAGAAGCGGGCGCCGGTGCGGCTGGCGCCTGCCCCACCGCCATCCAGGCAGGAGTACGGCGGTTTGGTACGGAGAGATGAGGAGGATTGGACATGAGCACGCTGATTGAAATCAAGGCACGAATCTCTCAGGTGCTGGAAGACCCGGCAGGCAGGCGCTACGAGAGCGGGCTGCTGGACGAGGCGGTGCGCCTGGCGCTGGATACACTCGACCAGCGCCTGCCGCTGATCCTATCCAGCGAGGTCACGGCCAGCGGTGACGGGCGCGATCAATGTGTGGCGGGATTGAGCGCCTGCCTGTACCTCGTCAGCCTGCGCGTCCAGCGCAGCGGACACTCGAGCGGAGAATTGGAGCCGGAAAGCGAGTTCTCGTATCAGTTCGACGGGGAACAACTAAGGCTGCACTTTGCGGGACGGTGGTACCCCCAAAGCGGTGATGGGCTGCGGGTGACCTATGCAGCGGGACACCGCATCCAGGGATTGGACGGAGCAGAGGCGACCACGCTGCCGATGACCTACGAGAGCGCGCTGGTGAGCGGGGCAGCTGGGCACGCCTGTCTGCTGCGGGCCACGCACCTGGCAGAAGCCTACGGCGCGCGCCCGGAGGAAGCTACGCGGCTGATGCAGATCAGCAAGCTGCGCTTGGACGACTACGGGCGCACGCTGGGCGCGCTCAAGACGCTGCAGGAGTTCGGCTTCCCGCCAGGGTTTGGGCTGGATGAGGAAGATGTCTTCGGCAAGGGCAGGTGGTAATGCCCACTCCGATCATTGGACAGGATTGCCACATCATCCTGACCCACGCGGACGTGAACGGGGGCGAGCCCTACGGCTTCCTCGTCAACGAGGAGAACGGCACCCGGCCGGGGGGCGTGCAGATCACGCACGAGGTGGATACCTACGGTACTACCCGTCTGTGGCTGTATTTCGACGTGCTACTCTCGGACAATTCGCTCAACCCGGACGGCAGCCCCCACCTGGCCACGCGCAACGAGGACTACGCCGTGCTGATTCAGTACCTGGCCAAGCTGGACGGGCTTAC